AGTGTATAAAGAAAGACAAAAAGCAACAATATCTTATAATATTAGAGATTAAAGTTTTGTATGGAAATAGTGTAAATACTTAAAACATTAATAATATTTTTGCGTTTATGAAAGGAAAATGGTATAGTATTCAAAACAAAGCAGGTGGTGAAACTGCTGATATATATATCTTTGATGAGATAGGTACTTATGGTGTAACAGCACAAGAATTTATCAATGATATTAAAGATTTAAAAGGAACGTCAATCAACTTACGCATTAACAGTTTAGGTGGAGATGTGTTTGATGGTATGGCAATGTATAATGTAATCAAAAGGAGAGAGGCAAAAACTACTGTTTATATTGAGGGAATTGCTGCAAGTATTGCTACAATTATTGCTCTTGGTGCAGATGAGGTTGTTATGGCTGAAAATTCTTTGTTTATGATTCATAACGCTTGGGGAGGTACTATGGGTGAAGCAAAAGATATGAGAAAGACTGCTGACACTTTAGATAAGATCTCAGGTGAACTGACAGACATTTATAGAAAAAAGACTGGATTATCTTACGAGGCTTTGCAAGAAATGATGGATGAAGAAACTTGGTTAAATGCTGAAGAAGCATACGAACTAGGTTTTGTTGATGTTATTTCTGACTCTATAAAAGTGGCTGCAAAGTATGATGTTTCTAAATTTAAAAACATCACAGAAGAAGAAATTCAGAATAAATTAAATATTAACATAAAAAACAGAAAAATGACTAATGAGTTAAAAGAATGGTTTAACAACAAAGTTGAAGAGATTGTTACTGCTGTAAAAGGTGATGTAAAAGTTTCTGAAGATGTTGTTGAAGAAACAACTATTAATGTAACATTAGCAGATAATGAAGATATAATGAATAAAATGTCTGATTTTGAAACTAATAACATTGAGTTGAAGAACAAAATTTCTTCATTAGAAGAAGAGTTAGCAAATGCTAAAGGAACTAACTTAACTTTAACTGAAGAAGTAGAAGCGTTAAACGCTAAAATCAACAAAGCAGATGCTAAAGGTACTGAAATTGAAACTGATAGCGACCCTGTAGTAGTTGAAAACAAAAAAGAAGATGCTAATGCAGGTTTTTACAATGACATAGCAGAAATGATGAGAAATAAATTTAATAATTAAAAAATAAAAAAAAATGGCAAACGTAGCAAAAAAAGGAACTTTCGCAACATACTCAGGTGCGAACCTTAATGAAATATTTTATGAGCCAGTATTTAGAAGTGATGACATTATGCGTAACTATAGAGTTATTCCTAATGTAAAACATAAAATGAATGTTTATACTTCTGCTGCTCTAACAAAAATCGTAGCAGCATATGATGGTTGTTCACCAACAAGTGGTTCAACTCAATTTGATATTGATGAAAAAACAATTACTGCTGGTAGAATGAGAGTTGCATTAGAGCAATGCTCAAAAGAGTTCTTCGGAACTTACATTGAAGAAATGTACCGAAATGGTGTTGACGTAATGAATGTAGAAGGAACTCAATTAGCAGATGCGATTGTAAATCGTGCTGTAAAAGGTATTGCTCAAGACGTAGTAAGATTAGCGTGGGGTGATGATACTGGTTCTGGAGTAGCAGGTTATGGAAACATGGATGGTTGGATGAAATTAATGGGGGCAGGATCTTCTCCAAGATTTACAGAAACTGCAGGAGGGTCTGGTCTTGAGCCAACAAATGCAGAGGTTCTTGCTGGTTTAAGAAAACTTTATGATGAAGCACCTGCGGCATTACAACAAGTTGCAGCAGCAGATAAAAGGTTTTTCGTAACACCTTTGGTTTACAACACTTACTTACAAAGTTTAGAAAATACTTCAGCAGACTTAGGGATTACTAATATTCAAAATGGTAATCAAGTAGTTAAATTTAGAGGGGTTGAGGTTATTCCTATGTATGAGTGGGATACAATCTTAGCAGATACAGACCCATCTCTTTTTTCTAATACAGCAGGAGGGGTAACTACTGAATACAATCAAGGTATATGTTATACAGCAGTAGACAATTTAATTATTGGTTCTGATGTAACAGACCCAGAAGGTTCTTTCAAAGTATTTTATGATGACTTAGAAGAAAAAATGTTCTTCAGAGGATACTTTAAGTTAGGAGTTCAATATTTATATGATTCACTATATAAGTGGGTAATATTTATAGCATAATATGTAATAACAGAGGGGAGGCTAGTCCTCCTCTCTTATTTACTTTTTAATAACTTATAAAATAATAATAATATGGCAATAGATAAAGGAATCGGTGTAGATTGTACAAACCTACAAAGCACAGGTGGTATAAAGCAAATATGCCTTAGAAGTTTTGCTACTGATGATGCTGTGTCTTATGATAATGATGTAAGTAAACATGATATTACATCAATTACTAGTGGTGGTTCACCAGCAAATTGGTTTGTTTTTGAATTTAAAAATGAAACTGCTGCATTAACTGTAAATGCAACTAAAGAAAATGGTTCAACAGCATTTGAGTGTGGTCTTAGTTTTATGATACCACAAATAAACAATGTTAGGATGGCTGAAATACAAGCAATGCTTGACACTTGTATGATGGCAATAATTGTAACTACAAATGATGAAAAATTAGTTGTAGGGTTAAGTGAAAAATATGCAAACGAGGATGTTCCTGCTAAAAATCAAACTTTCTTAAATTTAGCAAGTATTGAAGGGGGTACAGGTGCTGCGTATTCAGATGAAAATGGCTTGACAGTTAACTTGATGGCTAGACAGTTTGAACTTCCAAGACAATATGCAGCAGCAGGAGCAGGTCTTGCAGTTAATACATCTGCTTTAACAGCAACTACAACATAATAAATAAATATATAATAATAGGTTGGTATTTTATCGTAAAATGTTTTAAACATGACCCTATTAATATATTTTTTTAATAATGTGTGATTGCTCAAATAATATTGTAGATTTATCACACTTAAAAATTTATACAATTATGGCAAAATATAAAGCGATAAAAAAAGTAACACTATATCATGGGTTAACAGGTGTTATAAGAATGGCATCAGCAACACAAGAAGAGTTAGCATACGCTTACGAAGATTTGGGAGCAACTGATTTAATAGAAAAATTATCAACTACAAAAACAAAAGATGAGCCAAAGAAAGCAGCCAAAAAGAAAAAGTCAGGTAAAGAATCTTCAGACTCAAAAGAGTAATACTTTTGAATTTGGAGTTTTTAATTTAGCAATTCCTGAGCATGTTGAAGAACCTCAAGACTTATCAAAAGTAAGGACTAAGTTTATTCCTTTTGGTACTAACAACTTGTTTCCTCAATATTTAGCAGAATTAAAAAGAAAGTCTAGTACACACAGAAGTGTATTAGCACAAAAAGCAGTTTTCACAAGTGGTGCAAAATTTGTAACTAACAATGAAACTGTCAAAGAATATATCAAAGATGTAAATGCTGATGGCGAGTCATTAAGAGATGTTTTCAAAAAACTTGCTGATGACTATTACACTTTTGGTAATGCTTATTTAGAAGGTGTTTTATATGAAGGTGGTGTTAATCTATATCATATAGATGCAACTACTGTTAGAATGTCTAAAAACAAAAAAGAGGT